TTCGCAAGCGGCTCAATTATCCGGAATTGCGCCGCGCCGTCGTTGACCAGGCAAAGCATTTCGGCGTGTTCAACATCCTGATCGAGGACCGGGCTTCGGGAACGCAGCTCATACAGGATTTAGAAGCCCAAGGCCTCATGGGAGTGATCGCTTACGGACCGCCGGCCGGCACTGACAAGCTGATGCGGCTTCATGCGCAGACCGCATTGTTCGAGAATGGCAATGTTCTACTGCCCCGACAGAAACCCTGGTTGCAGGATTACATCAACGAGATAACCGGGTTCCCCGGGACCAAATTTGACGATCAGGTCGATTCCACCACGCAGGCTCTTGATCACATCAAAAACAATGACGTGCTCGAGGTATGGCGTCGGCTCGGCGCGATGGTGGTGATGCCGTAATCGCGAAGGTCGGATGCGCATCATCGGTGCCCGCCCGCTGGCTTATAAGATGATCCTGAGCCGCAGAAACCAGCCACAAGATTGCTCAGGATTCGCTCGACTTCCTGGGTCGGCGAGGCATCAATGGTGCCGAACTCAAGGAGATGGGTATGAGCAAAGGACATCACCACCATGCTGGATAAACAGAGCGCCAATGACGCGATTTCGCACCATGCGGCGTTACTGTCGACCCGACCTGTGATGCGATAGTTCGCCCTCGGCTTCGCCCTTCGCCCGCGCAGTTAATTCGCGGGCTTGTGTCAGTGGCAGCACCAGATGCTGTCGCTCACACAAGGAAGAGCCAAATGGCTACCAGCACATCGAAGTCCAAATCCGCGAAGACCGTACGCAAACCCGCGCGCGCTGAAAAGCGCACCTCCAAAAATAGCGCCACTCGATCGAGGTCCACTGCTTCATCGAATGTCGCCGCTATGAAAGCAGCATCGGAGAAAGCGCCTGCACTTTCCTCAAAACAGGAGGTGGTGCTCGCGATGTTGCGCCAGCCAAACGGCACGACCATCACCGCGATCATGAAGGCGACCGACTGGCAGCAGCACTCGGTGCGCGGTTTCTTTGCCGGTGTGGTCAAAAAGAAGCTGAAGTTGGGTCTTGTCTCCGAGAAGGTAGGCGGTCAGCGCATCTATCGGATCGCCAAGACGAAGCAGGCCCGGTAATGTTCGTGCAACCAGACTCCTCAAACAAACCAGATCCAGCTGTTGAAGCCGAGTTAGATCGGCTGGCGGTGATGCCGATCGCCCAGTTGCGCGTCAGATATCGGGAAGTGTTTCGGTCCGATCCGCCGAAGGCGTTCGGTCCGGACCTGCTCCGGCGCAGCATCGCGCATCGGATTCAGGAGAAGGCCTACGGCGGCCTCTCCCGTTCGGCGCAACGCCTGCTCGATCAGATGATGAAGGCGTTTGCCGCGAAACCGAATGGCAAGATCGTGCTGCCGCGCCGGATCAAGCCGGGCTCAATCCTTGTCCGTGAATGGAAGGGCAAAAGCCATCGCGTCATGGTGCTGGCGGACGGCTTTGCCCATGACGGAGAGACCTACACCAACCTCTCAGAAATCGCGGTCCTGATCACCGGCACAAGGTGGAACGGACCGCGGTTCTTCGGTCTGCGGGCCAGGGCGCAAGACAGCGGCGAGCCTGCGGCTCCTGGCCGGTCCGGTAGCGCGAAGCGAAAACCCGAAGCGGCATCGTCCCGTTCGAGTCATCTGGGCGGCGGAATCGACTACCGGAAACGCGACGCCGCCCTCGCTAGCAAAACGGTTTCGAAGGGCGCTCGCCATGGCCGCTAGTATGGCAAAATCGGTTCGCTGCGCCATCTACACCCGCAAATCCACCGAACATGGTCTGGAACTGGAGTTCAACTCGCTCGATGCCCAGCGGGATGCCTGCGAGGCCTATATAAAGAGTCAGGCCTCGCAGGGATGGAAAGCCCTGCCCCAACATTATGACGACCCCGCCTATTCCGGTGGCAATCTCGATCGCCCTGCCCTTCAGCAGTTGTTGAAGGATATCGACGCCGGCCGGATCGACGTCATCGTGGTCTACAAGATCGACCGGCTGACGAGGTCGCTGGCCGACTTCGCCAAGCTGGTCGAGGCCTTCGACGCCAAGGCGATCTCGTTCGTTGCGGTCACCCAGCAGTTCAATACCACGACCTCGATGGGTCGATTGACCCTCAACGTTCTGTTGTCCTTTGCCCAATTCGAGCGCGAGCTGTCCTCTGAGCGAGTCCGCGACAAGGTCGCGGCCTCAAGACGCAAGGGCAAATGGACCGGCGGCACCGTGCCGCTTGGCTATGACGCCAAGGAAAAGAAACTCGTAATCAACAAGGGCGAGGCTGAAACCGTCCGATACATATTCAAGCGGTATCTTGAGGTGCAGAGTTTCGGGAAGCTGGTGGAGGATCTCGACAACAAGGGCATCGTTACCAAGCGCCGGGATACCAAGGTCCGGAAATTCAATGGAGGAATTCCTTTCACCTACGGTCCCCTTGCCTATTTTCTGAAGAACCGGATCTACGTCGGCGAGACCGGTCACAAGGAGAAGTGGTTCCCCGGCGAGCACGCGGCCATTGTCGACCGGAAGATATTCGATCAGGTCCAGCAGCTTCTCGCATCCCAACCGGCCGGCCGCAAAGCCCGTCGCACGGCGAGCGAGGCGCTGCTGATGGGCAAGCTCTACGACGACCGCGGCAACCGCATGAGCCCCAGCTTTTCCGCCAAAAACGGCGTGCACTACCGGTTCTACGTCAGCTCAGCGCTGTTGCGGGGAAGGAAGGCCGACGTTGGGTCGGTCGGGCGTATCCCTGCGGCCGAGATTGAGAGCACGGTCCTTGCCGCCCTCAAAACACATCAACAAGAGCGACAATCCGCGACCGCTTCCATTGAATACGTCGAGCGCGTCGTTATCGCCCGCGATCACCTCCTGATAACGACCGCTGGTACCGCCGAAAGCGATGAGACGAACCAGGAATTCAGAATTGCGTGGTCGACAAAGGCGAAAGATGCAGCAGCCGCGATGGAAGATAATGGGGTACCGGAAGCCGCGCGCAACGAGAGCCTGATCCAGTCCATCGTTCGCTCGCATGCTTGGGTGGATTGTCTCCGCGACGGAGCATATAAATCGATCGAACAACTCGCCGAGGCGAACCGGCTTCATCCCAAGGTCGTTCGCCAGGCACTCAGGCTGGCGTTCCTTTCGCCCGACGTTACTTCGGCAGTTCTGGAAGGCCGACTGCCAGCCGGGTTCTCGCTAGCGCAAATCCCGAAACTGCTTCCGTTGCCCTGGGCAGCGCATCGGCGCTTGCTCGACTGATTTTCGGGTATCGAACGTTATGGAATCCGACTGACTGATAGGCTTGTGTAATTTTCTTATCAGTCGGTCTACTAGCTTAACCTTCCACAAATCAATTGCGTGCGTGGAAGATGATCCGACCGACCGCCAGATCGAGAGCGTTCGATAACCGAATTCGTCGAGCGCATGCCGCGATTATAAGCACGAAGCATCGTCAGCATTCCTAGTATCGCCAACGCGCCGGGGCGGGCGACCCACGGGGCTTGAGACAGCAAACCGCCACCTCCAGGCAGTCTTTCAAGCAGACTGGAAAGTAGCAGACCCTCGACTTCCGCTACTTAGAGTGGCATCTTGAGTCCAAGTTAGGGGGAAACATCGATGGCTGCACCACTTTCCGCGCATGAACAACCGATCGCCAAGATTTTTGGCGGCGACTACGTCTTCCATATTCCTGGTTTTCAACGGCCCTATTCATGGACAACGGAGCAGGCTCGCGACTTGCTCGAAGATTAGCGATCACACGTTTACGGACCTCTCTAGGCGCACATGCAATGCCCGATTTTTGGAGCAATGTACCCACCAGTTTTACGAGCGAGGCTGAAGTAGAGCTTCGTCTTGTCATTCCGCTGTTGCACGCGCTTGGCTATCAGACAGAAGACATTGCGCCGAAATACCCGGTGGAATTCCGGGAAGGTCGCGTCGGGCGCAAACCAGAAGCGGATTTCGTCTGTTTCAATGGCCCGCTGCATACCCGCGACGCCTCGCTCGTCGTGGTCGAAGCAAAAAAGCCGGGAGAGGCTCTGCCAGACGGTAAGCTTCAAGGAGAATCCTATGCTGCCAATCTGAGAGCACCACTTCTGCTGCTCACCAATGGCGAACAGATGGAAATCTGGCAGCTAAAGGCTACGCAGGATAGCGAACGGGTCTTTGAGGTAACGATCGGGGATCTGGCGGCAAACCGTGGCGCTGTGGAACAGCTCCTCGCCAAGGCAGCCGTGGTCGATTACTGCCGGACCTTCCACGTCAAAACAATCCTCGAAGCGTCGTCTGACTTCGGCCGATATGAAACGGCAGAATTGAAGCGAACGACGCGGTACGCCGCTTCCATCGACCGGACCGTTCACCGTGCGGGCACGCCAGACAGTCTTTAGACGGGCCAGTTGCTCGTAGAGTGCCCATCCGGCTGCGTCGTGGTAGCTCCGTCAGGCTATGGAAAAACGACCCTGTCGAACCGGATATTCCGGCAGGCCATTGAAGCGCGCTGGCACGATGGCACTGCGCGCCTGGCCTTCGATATTCCCATAGCTGACTTGGAGGAAACCGGAGGTTCCGTTATCGAGTTTATGCAGCAACGACTGTCGGCACACCAGCCAAGCGAGTCGGAAGCCGCGCTAATGGATCGCTTGCGTGCCACGGGTGCGACTATCGTTTGCGATGGCTTCGACCGTGCATCGCCGGGATTTCAACGAAGCCTGAGCACGGAGATCACGAACCTTCTTCGCGATTACCCGCTAGTCCAAGCCTTCCTGTTCTCCCGTGAAGCCGTGCGGCCGAACGTCGCTCTGCCGCTGTTCGCCCTCGCATTACTGACAGAGATCGAGAAGCGCGAGCTGGAAAAGATCATTCTCGATGGCGGGAGC